GCGGGGCACATGGAAGCGCTCGCCGCACTCAAAGCAATGCGCGTCTCCGAACTTCGTTCCTACCGCGCTGGCCCCAAGCCGGTGACCCTACGAATCAAACCGACCAAAGAGCCGGTTAAGACCAAACCCAAAAACGGAGGCCGAAATTGACCGCAGTAGCATACAAGAAACACGGCCCACGGCATGACGGTGCCCGCACTGGCCAACCCACACGGCTAGACCGCAAGGGCGGGGCCATTAGCCTGGCCGCGTGTGAACGCGCGATTGCTGCCGAGGCTGAGACTGCCGCCGCGCTCTGGGCCAAGCGGATGGGCGATAACCGGTGGGACAACAGGGCGCTTATTCTTGCCCGTTCCACCGCAGATGAGATAACCACGTCGAATATGACGCAAGTATGCAGCGGGATTGCTAATAGAGACGCGCGGCAGGCCGCACAGAGGGCCACATGAGCCTTCCCGAATATACCAAGCAACCAGACAACGACGCGCTCCACGCTGCAGCGACCGAGCTTGGAATTGATTTCGGCATGACCGGCTCCGCCATCATCTGGGTCGCCAAATGCGTCAAGCAATTAGACGAACGTCTTGAACGTCTAGAGAAGGCCACCGCGTTCGTAACGGGCATTCAGCCTATCAAACGAGTTGAAGCCCGTGCCCCGGAAAAGGATTGAGCCGCGCGTAAAGGCTGGGCAGAACAAGGAAGCGGTAGCCGCTCGACGTAAGGCATTTGCTGAGGCTTATATCGTCAACGGCAACAACGCTACGCAGGCCGCCATCACGGCGGGGTTTAGTCCAAAGACGGCTTATAGCCAGGGCCAGCGGTTGTTGAAGAACGTTGAGTTGAAACAAGCCATTGCCGTTCGATCAGAAGCCATCGCCAAAATCGTCGGGCTTGAGACGGAGCGCACAAAGCTCGAAGTGGCCCGTCTCGCATATTTTGACCCCCGCAAGCTGTATCGCGAAGACGGCTCGTTCAAAGACCCAAAGGAATGGGACGACGACACTGCCGCTGTTGTGGCGTCCTTAGATGTCTCCGAAGAGTTTGCCGCTGACGGCAGCAAGACCGGCTTCCTCAAGAAGCTAAAACTCTGGGACAAGAACGCGGCGCTTGAAAAAGCCATGAAGTTCCACGGGCTCTACAAAGAGGACAATGCCCAGTCTCGCGGCGAGCCGGTTCATATCAATCTGATATTTGAATGAGACGTAAGCCGGAACCGGCTAATCCCGTAGCGGACCAAGCTATTAAAGCCGTCACACGCGGCATAGACATTCGCCTGCCGAAAAAGCTCGCGTTCCTTATGGAGCAACACCCGTACAAAATCCTGTACGGCGGCCGCGGCGGGATGAAGACAGAGAGCATAGGCCGGGCACTGTTAGCCCTGGCCTCGAACCAAAAACTCCGCATCCTCTGCGCCCGTGAGATCCAGAACAGCATACTGGAATCGGTTCACGCGACGCTGAAAGCCCTGATCGAAGAGTTCGGGCTTCAGATGTTCCGGGTGCTTGAGAACAAGATACTGTGCCCGCTTACGGGGTCTGAGTTCATCTTCCACGGCTTGCATGGGCAGTCTGTGGACTCGATCAAGTCCATGGCCAAGCTGGACATCACGTGGGTTGAGGAAGCCCACAAGGTTTCCAAGAATAGCTGGACCGTGTTGCTCCCCACCATGCGCGAAGAGGGCGCCGAGGTCTGGGTTAGTTTCAACCCTGACATGGACACGGACGATACCTGGGAACGGTTTGTCGTTCACCCGCCCGAAGGCGCGAGGGTCGTCAAGACGGGCTGGCAGGACAATAAATGGTTCCCGCCAATCCTTGAGGCCCAGCGCCAGCACACGCTGAAATACTACCCGGACGATTACGAGAACATCTGGGAAGGCAAATGCCGCACGGTTGTTGTCGGTGCGATCTATGCGCGCGAAGTCACGCAGATGGTCGAGGACCAACGCTATGGCGCGGTCCCGTATAATCCGCGGTTCCCGGTTCATTGCATCTGGGACTTGGGCTGGAACGATGCCATGTCACTTATCATGGTGCAGAAGCCAGTTCCGACCGTGGCGAACATCATCAACTACATGGAAGGCAGCTTCCTCACTTACGCCCAATGGATTTCACTGCGCCGATCGCTTGGGTATGTCTGGGGCGACGATTGGCTGCCGCACGACAGCAAGAACCACAACCCGATATCTGGCACGAACGCGCGCAAGACGCTCAAAGACTTGGGCTGCAAGGTCAAGCTGATCGAGAAGACCAGCGACGAGGCGAGGATCAAGGCCGCGCGTATGATGTTCCCGCGCATCTATCTGAGCAGCGTGAAACGTGACGCGCCCGCCGAAGCGCCATTGATCCACCACGGCGGGCCACGCTTGATGGATTGCCTCAAGCGGTATAAGCGGACAATCCCGATCACGACCGGAGAACCCGCGTCGCCAAAGCACGATGAGTTCTCGCACGGGGCTGACGCATTTGGCGGTCTAGCCGAGATCATCGACCAGATCAGGAACGAGGCGGACATGCCGTTCGTGCAACTGCCTGAATACGAGAACCTAGAACCGTCAATGGGCACATTAGGTTAAGGCTGGAGGGCCAATGAGAATCATCCTCGACACGCTAGACCAAGACGGCGCTCGAATGCTGGCCGACAAGATCAGGGCTTTCTGGGCAAAACAGGGCTTGAAGTTCAACATCTGGACCGAGGCCATGGAGACAAAGGCCAGCACACATTCGGCACCGAAGCCCGTCTTTGTCGTCCGGTCTGACATCGGGCGTTATCTGGCGCCGGCATGACCTGGGACACTAGAGTGCTTACGTTGGCCATCTTGATTGTCGGCCTTATCCTCGACCACCGCCTGACGCGCGCTGAAAACTACATCGCCACGCTGAAACAGCACTTCTCGTTCGGTGACGAATAATGCCGCTCCCTTTCGTCCGCCAGTTCCCAGACGGCAAGCGCGTCCTGTCCGAGGTCACATGCTCGCCCGAGGTCGAACGCCTTGGCAGCGAGTTCATCGCCGCTGGTGGCCGCTACATCTGCGAGATCATGCCGGATGGTAAGGCTCGCATCGCCGCCTGCGTCATGATTGACGATGAACAGGAAGATGTAGAGGTCGAGACCTGCGAGAATGGCCCGCCATTGGCCGCTGCGGTTGATCGGCTGGTGCGCGCGAGCTGGAAGCACATCGGGCCTGAGATGATGGAAGAAGACACCGGATCATCTTGTGGCGGGGACGACATCACTGATGAGGGCGAGTAATTGGCCACGCTAGTTTCCGTTGAGCCATACAGTGGCACGCTTCGCCGGTATGAATGCGGCGGTTCGGTGGCACGCCTGACCCACCAATGCACCTCGCACAAGCGCGAGACATTCACGATTGCGGTTGTCGAGAGCTTCCGCCTGATGCCTGACGCGCGCTTTGCCATTGACCCGCCGCCGCGCCCGACTGGGCCTGGTGGACGCGCTACACCAGCGTTGCTGACCTTGAACGTTCCAGCCGCCTAGCGCGGTAATTATTCAGTGACCACACCCTGCATCTGCCTTGAATGGCGGGTGCGGGGCTTTCTCGTTTCGACCCCAAATGCCCTTGGGCAAGGCGCTCGTGCCGCTGTGAAGCGCCACCATCCCATGCAGGAAGCCTAACTTTATGGCAACACAGACCCTCCAAGAGCCAAGTTTCGCCGGCATTACGACCAGCGTTCCGTCCGCGAACACAGACACGGTTATCCTTGCCGCGTCAGTCAATGGCCAGCGCAAGGGGTTCACCGTCTTTAACGACAGCACGCAAATCCTTTATCTGTTGCTGGCGAATGCGGTTTCTTCGTCCTCGAACTACACCGTCCAGATGGTGGCCGGGTCTTATTACGAATCGCCGTTTGCCTATTCAGGGGTCGTCAAGGGGATTTGGGCATCGGCAAATGGCAATGCACGGGTCGAGGAATTCGTCTGATGCCCTATTACCCTCCCGAGGCCAGCACTAGCAGTCCGACGTTCAACGGCACGGTGACGTTCCCCGACGCCAGCACGTGGACGGCCAGCGGGCCGACGATCAAATCGCCAGTAGCGATCACCCAGACTGCCATCGCGGCGGCGTTCGGGACGACTGGCGTTTCAATCATCGCGGGCGCTTACACCCAGACCGATAGCACCACGGCTGCTGGAACAGTTGCGACGGCTTACGGCTCACTGATCGGAGCCAACACATTCGCCACCGCCGTGAACGCCGTCACGATCACGAACGGGTACAACGTCTATGTGAAAGCGCCTGTTCAGGGTGCGAACGTCACAGGGACAAATCTCTGGGCGTTGGGAGCGGATAGTCTGAATGTCAACGGTATTGGAAACTTTACTGGATCTATTACAAGCAGTGGGAACATCTTTGCTGGCACTGGTAGTAGTCTAGGTTTTGTTAATCAGAGTAAGATTGCGTCTATTACAGATGCGGTTATTCGGTTTCAAAATTCAGGCGGAACTCAGACATTCACAATGTCTTTTCCTGCAGTTTCAATGCTTCAGTTAGGTGCGCTTGATGCTGCCGCCCCCAGCGCCCAGACCCTCCAGGCCCAATCCGTCGTAGCTGGTAACGGCAACACTGCTGGCGCGACATTCACCATCGCTGGCAGCAAATCGAATGGCTCGGGCGGTGGCGATGTGGTGTTCCAGACTACGCTTTCCAGCGCTTCATCTGGCGTGCAAAACACCCTAGCAGCGGCAATGACGTTGAAGGGTGGCGCTCAGAGCGTCGTGCTTAATTCAGCCGCCATCGCTACAAACGCAACGGACGGCTTTCTTTACATCACGACATGCGCTGGCACGCCGACTGGCACTCCCACGACCTTCACTGGCCGCGTCCCGATCATCTTCGACACAACCAACTCGCAATTCTGGATTTATACCGGCGGCGCTTGGAAACAAGCAAAGACCCCTGCTGGCGCGGCACTCGTGACATGGCAATAAGGAAACCCTGATGGCCTTTTCGATATTTAAAGCCTTCAAATCCACTGTCACACCTCCCAACTACAGGGACTTGTCGCCTACCGATAACTGGCTGACAGACCCACAGACCGGGGCAATCATCGGCGTTGAAGCTCCGACCGGCACTGGCCCAGACGCGCGGTTCACCCCGGTTGACATCACGGCGGCCCAGTTGGCGGTCCCGACTGCGGCGATGCTCGCTGACCTGGACGCGACCTATCGGCTGAACGTCGCGCCGTATCCGCGGTATTATTCCGACGGTGCGCAGCTCGCGCCCTTTGGGGCCAGTGAAACCGAGGTTGTGATCCCGCCCGGCTTCAACACCATTTTCTACGCCCCGCTCACAATTGCGACCCCGGAAGAATTGCTTGTCCAGGGCCAAGTCCGAGTCATCGCTTACACACCGTAATCTCCGCATAAACTGCGGGGATTACCCGCGCCAATCCCCGCACCCATCTAGTCCCGCTGTGAAGCGCGACGGTCCCTTGAAGGAAAATCCCAATGGCTTCAACTCCCGCAACAGTCATCACTGCCAATGCCATCGCCGGTCAGCCCGGCTCGGGCGACGCTGGTGGCGCATTGGTCATGGCCGGTGGTGCCGGTGGTACGACCAATAACGTTGGCGGTCTCATCAGCGTCACTGGTGGCGCTGGTGCAGGAACGTCCAACGGCGGCGCTGCATCCCTTGTCGGTGGCGCCGGTGGCGCTACATCCGGCCTCGGCGGAGCGGTTGCTGTAACTGGTGGTGCTGGTGGCACTTCGGCTGGTGCCGGTGGTGCGGTTGCGGTTCAGGGTGGCACGGCGACTGCAGCCTCGACGGCTGGCGGCGCTGTATCTCTCACGGGCGGCACGTCCACGACTGCCACGGCTGGCGCGAACGCCACTGTCGCGGGCGGTGTCAGCGGTACGACCGGTGCAGGCGGACAGGCCATCATCGTCGGTGGTGTCGGCGGAACGACTTCAGGCGCTGGCGGCGCAGTTTCGGTCACTGGCGGTGCTGCTGGCACTGGCGGTTCCGGTAATGGCGGCGCTGTTTCCGTAGCGGGCGGTGCCGCCACGACTGGCGGCGCTGGCGGTAATGCAACCCTAGCCGGTGGTGCGGGTAACGGTGCCGGCGCAGGCGGCACGCTTGTTATGGCGGGCGGTGCCGGTGGTGCCACGAACGTAGCCGGTGGCCTGGCGTCCCTGACTGGTGGTGCGGGCGGTGGAACGGGTAATGGCGGTGCGGCCTCGCTGGTTGCTGGCGCTTCAGGTGCCGGTGCTACGGGCAACGGCGGTGCCATCGCCGTTACAGGCGGTGCGGCTGCTTCGACAAACGGCGCTGGTGGCGCGAACGTCCAAGCCGGTGGTGCTGGCGTCGGAACCGGCAACGGTGGATTGATTTCAAATACCGGCGGCGCCGCGGGCGCGACCGGAACGGGTGGCGCAGCTTCTCTCGTTGGCGGCATTGGCGGCAGCACGTCGGGTAATGGCGGTGCCGTTGCGATCACGGGCGGCGGCTCGGGCGCGGCTGGCTCGGGTGCCGGCGGCGCTGTCGCCATCGCTGGTGGTGCGGCTCTTGCTGGCGGCGCTGGCGGCAATGCTTCATTGGCTGGCGGCGCGGGTCAAGGCGCTGGTGCTGGCGGCACTCTCATCATGGCGGGCGGCGCTGCTGGCGCTACCAACGTGGCTGGCGGGCTTGTCTCGCTCACAGGCGGTGCTGGTGGCGGCACTGGTGCCGGTGGAGCGGCGACCCTTGCGGGTGGCGTCTCTGGCGCTGGAGCGACTGGTAACGGTGGCGCGGTCAGCATTACTGGCGGTGCTGCGACTTCAACGGCTGGTGCTGGTGGTGCGATTACAGCTGTTGGCGGCGTAGGCACGACCACGGCTGCGGGCGGCGCAATCTCAATCACGTCCGGTGCAGGCGGTACGTCCGGCTTGTCCGGTGCCGTCACTCTCGCCTCTGGCGCGGGCGGCACGACTTCGGCTTCCGGCGTTCTCACCATTCAGACCGGTGCTGTCACTGCCGGTGCTGGCGCGGCCTCGGGTGCCATCACGGTTTCGACTGCCGCTGGTGCCACGGGTACATCCGGCACGGCTGGCGGTGCGTCTGGTGCCATCACGGTCCAATCCAATGCGGGTGGCACTTCCGGCACGTCAACCGGCGGTGCTGGTGGCCTGATATCCCTGCTCGCTGGTGCTGGCGGCGCGGTCGTCACCTCGACCGGCACTGGTGGTGCTGGTGGCGGCCTGACCGTTACTTGCGGCGCAGGCGGCGGCACGAACGCCGTCACGGGCGGCGCGGGCGGTTCCGTCTCTATCACTGCGGGCGCGGGCGGCAATGGCTCGACCGCTTCTGGTGCGGCTGGCTCGATCACTCTCACGGCTGGTGCGGCTGGCACGGGCGGTAACGTCGCTGGCGGCAACATCAATCTCGTTCCCGGCGCGTCTGTCGGTACGGGTCTGCCTGGTGAACTTCAGGTCAACAGCGCGCGCGGCGTGTTCGAAGCCGTCTGGCAGCAAGACCTTCCCGGTTCGGTTCCGGTCACGGGCACAAGCTACACGTTCTTCATGGCCAATCGCGCCTATCGTGTCGTCTCGGCTTCGTGCATTTGCTCAAGCTCGGGCACGGTCCCGACCGTCAACGTCACGAAGGACACTGGCACCACGGCTCCCGGCGCGGGCACTTCGGTCCTCACTGGCGGCACGGCCATGACATTCAACACCACGGCCAACACCCGCGTTACCGCTGCGGCGTCCGCCACCTTGGCGACCGTTGCCTTGGCCGCTGGCGACCGTCTCGCCACCGTCTGGGGCGGCACCATTGGCTCCATCACGGGTGCCATCGTGTCGGTCGTTCTCGTCCCGATCTAATCGCATAGCGGTGTCGCGCCAGCCGTTATCTGTGCAACGGCGCACAAGAGAAGAAGCAGCATGTTTACTTTGAAGCTATATCGCAACGGGCCGTTATCTCCCGGAGGCCGCACCGTAATTGTTGAGTGTGCTGGGGTTTGGATCAATCACTGCGACAAGGGCGTGAAGGAAGTACACGCTTTCAGGAAGAATGTCGGAGTTCAAGACGAAGATCCGATTGATGCTTTCTATGTCGGCGGCGATTGCATGCCACCGAAGGATGAAGATTTGGACCCCGCCGCCCCGTTCCCGGTAATTCACCAAGGGAATTATTACGGGTGGGCAGTTCTTGAGAACGCTCAAGGCAAGACCACGGAGATGATCCGTTAATCGGCATATTTCCCAAGAATTATACCGAATTGAATATCAACGCGCTGCTGGGTCATTGGCTGATCACCAGCCTTCCAAGCTGAGAAAGTGTGTTCGATTCACACGCGGCGCTCCACAAAACGACATTTCATAAACCGTAATCATTTTTCATACCCCGCCACCATCCGGTGACGGGCAATCACTGGAGGACCACACCCCATGAAAATGTCAGTGCAACAAGTTCTGGATTCCACTGTCACGCTCACCAACATCATCAATCGTGCGCCTGCCATGCCGATCAAGGGCAAGTACCGCCTCGCGCGTATGCACGCGAAGCTGTTGCCGGAGTTCAATCTGGCGAACGCCAAGCGCGACGAAATGATTATGGCCTACGACTTTCATCCCATGGAGACAGTTTCGGCTGCGACCAAGGATGAACCGATGGCCATTGAAGTCCGCACCAGCGATAAGTTCGCCGTGCCGCCGGATAAGGTTGCCGAGTTCGCTTCGGCCTGGGCCGAGATCGGTTCCGAGGAAATTGACGTGGACGTGACACCCATTCCGCTGGCGCAGCTCGACATGGGCGACGATGCCAATGGGGCGATTGAAGCGCATGAGTTGATCGTCCTTGGCGATCTGGTGGCGGAGTAATCACCATGAACCACGGACAAGCCGGCACCGCCGCACAAGTCAAGACAGTCTCCACGCCACCCCGCGCATACCCGTCTGCGGTTTCTGCTTTAGGCGGTGGCAGCGGCACCCTATGTGCTGATCCTATAAAGCCGTGTGACGTAGCGCGCATGGCTTCGTTCGACCATTCAATTCTCAACATTAGTGAGCGTGTCTGTCATCTTATGGGCCGTATCTATGATGTCGGAAACCGAGCATTCGGCCCACAGCCAGACACCGACACTCAAAAAGGCCGTGAATGTCCTGACGGTTGGGTGGGGCAAATTGAATTGCATCTTGAGGGATTGGCACAGTATGTCGAGGAATGCCACAATCAGATGTACCGCATCGAGCGGATCGCCTAACCCTGGATGAAGGCCGATCTCTCTGAACTGCCAGATGATGTCGCACAACTCATAGCTCCGCACGTTGCGGAAGACGCGGCTACGCTCGACGCTATCTCAATATCCATCGCGCAGCGCCGTGACGAAGCAAAAGCGGCGCGGTCATCTTCTGGTATCGAAACGACGTGGAAAGAGTCCGAAGATTCGTACATTGGCATTGACGACGTAAACCGCGGCGAGTTCTCGGACGCTCGCTGGGCCAAGCCAATGTCCATGGACGGCCCCGTGACCACGGGCAGAACGCGGACAAAGGCCACTCACAAGTCAACAGCGTTCGTTCGGTTGACGGCTCGCTATGTTGATGCGGGCGCGGCCAAGCTGGGCGAAATCCTGCTTCCGGTTGACGACAAGGCGTTCTCATTTTCCGAGATGCCCCTACCGGAACTGATCAAAGCCAAGGAAGACCTATCCCAAGTCGTTCATGACGGCATGGGGAATATCCCGCTCACAAGGGCGCTGAAGCCCGGCGAAACACCGCCGCCCGCTCCGGCTCCTGCCACACCGCCTATGGCTGCTTCACCGCAGCCGACTAGCCCTGTTCCGCCTGCTGCTGCCGTGACTGGCGCAGCGGGTGGGACGGTGGCCGCTGCCCCGGTCGGCGGAGTGGTCCCCGCTGCCGGGGCGGTTGGTCCTACGCCTCCGCCGCAAGTCCCGCTCACGGTCAAAGACCTGGCCGAGGAGCGCATCGAGATCGAGCGCAAGAAGGCTAAGGAAGCCGAGAAGCGCATCTATAACTGGATGATTGGCTGCCAGCATCCGGCGGAAATGCGGAAGGTCATCTTCGATTCCGCGCGCATTGGCGTCGGCGTTCTCAAAGGCCCGTTTCCGAAATCCGAGAAGGGCATTGCCGTTACGCATGGTGACGGCGGCGTTGTCATCGAAATCAAGGAAGACATCCGGCCCGCGACCAAATGGGTTGATCCCTGGAACATCTTTCCAGATCCCGCTTGCGGCGAGAATATCCACAACGGCGATTACATCTTCGAGCGCGATACGCTGTCAGAACGACAGGTGCGCGACCTCAAGGAAATCCCCGGTTACATCGGGACGCAAATCGACAAGGTTTTGGTTGAGGGTGCGGAACGTGCCGAAGCCGAGACCAACAAGAGCGACAGCGAAAAAGACGCGAATAAGAACAAGGGTCGCTATGAGATTTGGTATTACTACGGCTCGCTGAAAAGCGAGGAGATGAATAGCCTAGACCTCGCTGCGTTCGGTAAGGGCAAGACCAATGAACAGTTGGCGGCCGGCAAGAAGCAAGTCTATGCCATCGTAACGCTGATCAATCAGACGGTCGTTCGCGCCACGATCAACCCGCTGGATTCCGGCAAGTTCCCCTATCATTCGGTCCCATGGCAGCGCCGTTCCGGTCATTGGGCTGGTATCGGCGTCAGCGAGCAGATCAAGACGCCACAGAAGACGCTAAACGCAGCCTTCCGGGCGATGCTCAATAATGCTGGCAAGGCGGCGGGCGCTCAGTACGTCATTGACCAAAGCGCGATCAAACCCGCTGACGGCTCGTGGACGATCGTACCCGACAAGATTTGGTACAAGACTGGCGATAGCCCCGGCTCTGACGTGCGCCAAGCCTTCATGGCGATTGATGCCGTCAATTGCACGGAGCCGCTGCTCAAGATTTTAGACCTGGCTGACAAGTTGGCGGAAGACGCGACCAGCATCCCGCTTATCACGCAAGGCCAATCCGGGGCGACAACGCCCGACACATTCGGGGCCGCCCAGCTTCAAAACAACAACGCCAATCAGTTGTTGCGGACGATCGGGTACGCTTTCGACGATTACATTACTGAGCCAGTCGTTCGCCAGTTCTATGAATGGCTGTTGCTCGACCCAGACGTGCCGGACGAAGAAAAGGGCGAGTTCAAGATCAACGCCCACGGCTCAGTCGCCTTGGTCGAGCGCGCAATTCAGGACCAGACCATCGCTCAAATGGGCACGATGGCGACCAATCCGATTTACGGGATTGACCCGAAAAAGTGGACAAAGATGTTCCTCAAGTCCAAACGGCTAAACCCTGAGGACTTGCAATACACCGAGGAACAGCAGGCCAAGATTGACGCCGCGCCGCCTCCGCAAGCGCCCGCAGTGCAGGCCGCGAGCATCGCTGCTGACGCCGCGCTCAAGCAAGCGGTAATGAAGCAGCAGGGCGACGCGCAAAGCATTGCGTCCGAAGAGAAGATCGAGCAGGCCGCGCAGACGCTCGAAGGCCAGAAGGTTCAGGTCAAAGCGACCGTTGACCTTCATGAACTGCAAATGCGCCACCAGCTTGCGATGCTCGATCACGCGAACAAAATGGGCATGAGCATAAACGACGTAAAATCGGAACTTGCGCGCACCGCAATGACGTTGAACACGCAAAAGCAGCTCAACGCTTCCGACAATGCGACAGATTTGGCGAAGCATCGCCACTCATCGCAGCAACCGCCCAAGACGCTACCCAACGCAAAGCCGCTGGCCAAAGCGCCGGGCCGCAGCGGTAACAACCGCGGGTTCGCACAAACTTAACCGGAGGACCACATGCACTATCGTAACGGACGTGAAGCCCATAACGGCGATAAGGTCGTATCGCTTGCTGGTTATGGTAGCGGCCCTGTGAACATCAACGCTATCGGCATCTTGTTCGACGCTACTCCCGGCAACGATTACTGCAACGGCAACATTGCTTCTATGTTGGGCGGTCCGGTTGTCGGTGCCTGTCTATGCGACTGCTTGCACCTAGATGACCTATCCGCATTAATAGTCGAAAAGGGCCTGCATAAGCGTCCCGACGGCAAATGATCCGCCCAGGACCGCGCATCGCCAAAGCCCCGGAAGATCAATTCGCTCTCTCGGACGGCGAGAAGCATCATCCGCTTTGGCTTCGGTTGGTCGAACACTTCTACGAGAAGATCGACACCGCACACGCCCGATTAGAGGGCGAAATATCCGAACAATTGACCGCGACACTACGCGGTCAGATCAAAACCCTCCGGGCACTCATCGCATTGTCCGAAGATATGTCGCCGCAAGACGACGAATAGTACCGACCACGGAAACGCGGGCGGATTTCAGGAGACCACATGGCCGATACCGTAGTAGCAGACGACAAACAGGCTGAATTAGCACTTGAAGCCGGTTTCAACGCCGAGACGCCACCGCCCAAAGCGGCGGCGGCTGTTGAACCCGCGCCGAAGGCCGAGCCTGTGGTGCCGAAGGTTGAACCGAAGCCCGCAGCGAAAGCCGCGCCCAAGGTCGAACCCAAGGTTGCCAAGCCTGAGTATGTCCAGATCACCAAAGAACAGTTCACGCGCCTCGAAGCATCCGCCGCCAAGACGGGTGAGATCGAGAAGCAGATTTCCAAGCTGTTCGGCACGACTGGCGACATGCAGCAGATCGTCAAGACGCTACAGACGCAAACACCTTCCGGGCAGCGCATAGAGTTGCCGGAGAAGTTCCTCGCCAAGACGCGCAAGGATTTCCCCGAACTCGCTGACCAGATTGAGGACGACATGCGGGAGGCCATGAAGGGCCTTCGCGGCACAGGTCCGGCGTCGGCTCCAGGAGCCACGGCACAGGAAGTGCAGAAAGCCGTTGAGGCCGCGCTGACGAAGCGAGAAGAAAAGTCGCTTACGAAAGCCCATCCCAATTGGCGCGATATCGTCGGTGCTGTCGATAGTTACGACAAGCGTGACACAACCAACCCTTTCCGGGTTTGGCTTGCGACACAGCCGACTGAATATCAAACGGAAGTAAATGACGCCGACGACGCAATGACCATCTCCAAGGCCATTGATAAGTTTGAGGCGTCAAAGAAAGCCGCTGCAAAGCCAGCCACACCGTCACCGAAAGATGCCGCCGCGACTGCTCGAAAGAATGTCTTGAAGGCAGCACTAACGCCCAAGGGCGATGGCGGACAACCGCCCCCGCTCAAAACGGTTGATGACGCCTTTAACGAAGGCTTCTCCAGCCGATAACCAACCCAATGCAGCGTCGTGACGACGCCGCGTCTCATCGAAAGAAAATATCATGGCAATGAATACCTTCGAGATGACCCCTGCCCGCCTGGGCAAGTACAAGGGTCAGATTTTGGCTCACGCCGTTCCCGCCGAAGTACTGGGCCGTACCGGACGCCAGATCAAGTTCCCCAAGAACAACAGCGATACCTATGTGGCCCGCAAATGGCTGCCGTATGGCGCGACCGCGACCTCCGCTTCCACCCAGAACCAGTTCTTCCAGAACGGGACCGGCGACCGCGGCAACGTGATCGTGCAGGCCCATCAAGTGCAGGAAGGTGTCACCCCGGCGCCCGACAGCATCATCCCGTTGGATATCACCGTAGTGATGCAGCAGTATTCCTGCCTCTACGGGTTCACCGACAAGACGGCCGACCTCTTCGAGGATGATATCCCGAAGGCGATGATTGAGCAGGTTGGCGAGCGCATGACGTTCGTCAATGAAATGATCATCTGGGGCGCGCTGCGCGCTTGCACCAATCAGTATTTCGGCGGCGGCGGCACCACGGTGGCCACCACGATTGGCGCGATCACGCTTGGGCTCGTCCGCAAGATTGCCAAGAACCTGCAGGCCAATCACGGCAAGCCGGTCAACAAGGTGCTCAAGCCGTCCGCGAATTACGGCACGGACGCTGTGGCGGAAGGCTTCACCGTCTATTGCCACACCGATCTGGAACCCGACATCCGCGATCTGCCCAACTTCACGCCGGCGGAAAAGTATGCGTCGGGCACGCCGATGCCGAACGAAATCGGCAAGTGCGAGCGCTTCCGCTTCATCACCAGCCCTGACCTTCCGGCGCTGCAGGATGCTGGCGCGGTGATTGGCTCAAGCGGTCTGTATTCGACCACTGGCGTCAACATCGACGTGTATCCGATCATCGTGACGGCCCAAGACGCTTGGGGCCAGGTTGCGGTGCGCGGACAGGATGCTCTTGATCCGACGTATCTTGCGCCGGGCGAGAAGTCCAAGGCCGACCCGCATGGACAGCGCGGCTATGCCGGCACCATTTGGTGGAAAGCGGTCATGATCGAGAACCCGGGCTGGATGGCGATTGGCTTCGTCGGCTCGAAGATCCTCACCTAATCAGAAGCTAACTCGCTCCTGAAAGGAGGATTTTCATGGCCTTTTCCGACACAATGATTCGATGGCTTGAAGGCATCGCGGCGAGCAAGGATCAATACACGCTCAAGAAATTGCTTGAGCCGATCTTTGATCGGATGTCGTCTGCAACGCTTACGACGCCTGCGCTCGTTATCAGTGCTGGCGGCGCGACTACGGCTAAGACTGGGTCTGCTGACACCTATGGCGTTGCCAACGGTGTTATCTGGAAAGTGCCCGCAAGCACTACGCTTCCGGCGCTGACCGGCATCAACAACACAGCAGCGTTCTTCAACGTCGCCTGTTTCTTTGTTGATCAGAACTCCGTTGTCACGGTTGCGGGCGGCGTGCAGGCGTCAACGCTTGCTGGCGTTGTATTCCCGCAGTTCCCGAAGCAGAAGGCATTGCTAGGTTTTCTCATCATCACCTATGCAAGCGCCTTTACTGGCGGAACTACGCCACTCGATACGGCGACAACCGTCTACGTCAGCTCCAACGAGGCGTTCGATCCGGCGTGCCTCCTCGGCACCAACTAATCCACCATTTCTGAAAGAGACACACCACTATGGACAATCTGCAAGCAATCCCGCTGACCGCCAATCTCACCAAGAATAGCTTGGCGGCCGGCACCACCACCACCATCAGCACCACGGGCACCGCGACCTATGCCATCAAAGGCAAGCTCTACACCAAGACCGCGATCACCAATGGCGCGACCCCGACGACCGATTACACCACCGGCAATGCGTTCGTACCGATCCCGGTGCCGCTGTCGTCTCCGAACCTTCCGGGCGTGCCGAACGCTGCGGCTGGATACGGTAGCGTCTATACCGTTGGCTTCGATAGCTCCGGCAACCTGAAAGTCATTCAGGGCCAGATCACCGCTCTCGACGGCAACGGCAACTTCATCACGGCGCCGCAGTTTGGTGGGCTTGGTCCGCTCGGTAGCGGCTCGACAGACAACAACTTTGCTCCAATTGGCTACATCCTTGTGCAGCTTGGCTCGACAGCGGTTGCGACCTGGACGTTCGGGACGAATAACCTCTCTGGGGTCAGTGGCGTGACCTACACGTTCGTGGACATTTCCACTCTGCCGGATCGGCCGCAAGTCTCGTAAGTGCAAGCATAACGGCGGGGCTGTTATGGCCCCGCCGGTTTCTTTCTACGCGCAGTGATGCGCGCCAACCCCATGATGGAGGACCACACACGTGGCACGCACTGCAATCAATGCCAAACCGATCGGCGCTCGCCCGCCCACCCCGGAATTTCATTCGTCTGACGTCAAGATCGAGCAAAAGCCCGATATCGTGGCCACCAGCCACAAGGACCGCGAAACCGACATCATCAAGGCGGACAAGCATCAGTTCAGCAAGGAATATCTGGACGAGCTGGCCTTCAATGAGGAGCCGGTAACGATTCGGCTGGAGCCTTCGACGGACAAGAACGCTTCGACCCGCTTCCCCGTCTGGGTCAACGGCAAGCCCGGCGAGATTTATCAGCGCGGCAAGTGGGAAGAGATCGGGTACTTCCCGACCGGGACCCCCTTCGTCACAAAGCGCAAATATCTGGCCGTGATTGTCGGCGCCAAGATCGACAACATCACCCACCATGACGAAGCCATTGTCGATAACAATGTCATTCGCCGCTTCACGTCCGCGCTTCATTCGTTCTCGGTGATTGAGGACAAGAACCCGAAGGGCCACGAATGGCTGACGCGGCTGCTCCGGGCTAATATGGGCTAACGGTGAATTTCCTTTCGTTAGGTCAAAGCCTCCAAACCGAATGCGGTGTAAGCGGATCGCTTACAACCATGCAGAACCAAGCTGGCAGCATCGGGCGGCTCGTCACTTGGGTAAATCAGGCATGGAATGAGGTTCAGACCGAGCATGATGACTGGATCTGGATGCGCTCGACCGCTGGCCTCGGCGCAGGCATGTCCTTTGTCCCTGCTGTTGGGCTAGGAGCGTTTCCGCAAGCATCTTTCCCGCTCGGCACTACTGCCGGAACCACATGCGGCGTTGACCCAACAAAGTTCGGCAAGTGGGTCAAAAACTCCTTCCGCAATTACACAACGTCAGTCGGTCCGATCAATGAAATCTTCATGGACCAAATCAGCTATGACGATTGGTACAACGTCTATCTGTTCGGCGCGAACCGCAGCGTCCAGACGCGCCCCGTCGCAATAGCCACCGGCCCCGATGAATCAATCTGCCTCGGGCCACCGTCAAACGGGCTCTACACCATCACTGGCGATTACATCGTAGCGCCAACGCTGATGTCAGCCGACACGGACGTTCCGAACCTTCTCCCCAATCAATATCACATGCTCATCGTCTACAAGGCGATGCAGAAGTACGGCATGTACGAATCTGCGCCGGAAGTC